GGCTGCGGTTTCTGCTGTCCCTGCTTTTCTCTCATTTGCCGTGCTTGCTCATCCATAAACCGGATGTAGCCCCAGTCCTTCGAATTGGGATTGAGCATTTCGAGGGCTCCGCTACAGGCATCGACCTCGTCGTCATGACCAAGATCGGGAAAACCTTCGAGGACACGGAACAGCTCCTCGTTCCATGAGCCGCGGCGAATTTTCACATTCCCGGCCCGACATTGCGAACTGAACGGCCCAAAGCGGGTGAGCTTGTTGCCGCTCTCCGGGGTTCCCCTCACAGTGTAGGCGCTCAGGGAACGCACCAAGTGAAGCGCCTGGCTCTTGCCGGCCTGCCCCGGATCCTGTCCGAACCCGATACGGACCCGTTTGCCGTCCTGCTCGGCGGTTTTGATCAGCAAGCGCTCAACGTCGCCGGGATTGGCACGGTCTCGGACCACGTCCAGCAGCCAATATCCTCCGCTCCGGTCGCGGCCGAGCTTGATGCCGACCGTCCAGTCGGGATCGTTCTGCTCGGTCTTCTCGGTGGCGGCGAGATCCCAGTAGCGGACAACATCGAGCTCCGCCGGAACCTCGTCGACAACGGCACACCACTCTCGTTTGAAGTACAGTCCGGCGCTTGGTCGGATCTTCCAATTACCGCCCAGCAGACGCTCGCGTTCGAGCAGCGGCAACGAGAGGAGGTAAGCGTAGTATTCGGGGTTGACCTGCAGCAGGGCGGGGTTGTCGAACACCGTCGCCGGGATGAAGGTGACGCTGATCGGCTGCGGCGGCTCGATGCCTGGCGGCAGATCTTCCCGCTGCGGCAGGTCGCGCATCAACTCTTCGGGTTTGTCGGCCCACACGATCTTTTCCGCGACGCGGATGTAATAGCGCAGGAGCCCGGCGCGTTCGGGGATCGGCAACCCGCTTTCCGGGTCGATCCACCATGCCAGGAAATCGGCGACCCAGCTGTCGGCGTCGGGGTTGCATGTGGCGCGAATGTAGGGCCGCACACCGCAGGTCGAACGGTTGCGGCTGACCATGTAAAAGAACTGGCGCGCCGTGAAATGGGTCAGCTCGTCAAAGCAGATCAGCGCGATCTGCGCGCCCTGCCAATCGTAAATCGTCGTGTCGAACTGCAAATGCGAGAACTTGATCTTGCCGGCACGCGGCCAGCGCCACTCGCGCATGCCGACGTGCGGTATGCCGCCGAGCCGGGGATAGAATTTCTGGCTCTCGTCCCACAACCCGCCGGGGTTGGTGATCTGCGGCATTGTGCGGCGGAAGAATACCGCGGAGAAATCGCGGACTCGAGCCGCATGGCGCATCGGCTCGAGGATCAAGCCAACCGTCTTGCCGCCGCCGGCGGCGCCGCCGTAGATGCAAATGTCGGCCGGGCTCTGCAGAAATGCGGTCTGCGGCCCGGGCTGCGCCGAGATGACGGGTCTGGATGTAAGCGCCATGTCTCACGCCTCCGCCGCCGAGACGCGCTGACCCTGACGGTCCGGAAACAGGGTAGCGGCGGCATAGGCGGAAGCGGGGATGCCCGCTTCGGTCGTCCCGGTTCGACCTTCTTCCGACTGTGAAGAAACAGGGTCGGATTTCTCAAAAGGTTTACCGCTAAAGTACTGTTCTTGTGCCTCTCGCAGTACCTGCGTCAGCTCGGCATCGCGGCTGTTGTCGGGCAGCACGAGGAGCACCGGCGAATTCGCCGCGGCATCGGCGGGAGTAGGCGCCGCGTCAGCGGCCCCTCGCTCGCGCCAATGCACCCGCGATTTCAGCCAAAAAATGATCGCCGAGATGTTGCCGGCCTTGGCAGCGGCGAACAAATAGCCGCACACCGTCGCGTTCGCCTCGGCGATACCGCGATCGAGATCGTCACGGAAGCGCTTGCGCAGCGTCTTTGGCGCGCAGCCGACAATTCGGGCGATGTCGTCCTGCGGCACGCCGACCCCGGCCAGGTAACGCACCCTCTCGCGCATCGCCTCATCGGCGACAAAGGCTTTTCTAGCCATGGTCAGGTCCTCCCAGCCCGCGCTCCGCGCCGGCGAGGCGTTCGTCAAAAGACTGGCTGGAGCCCTGATGCACGGCATCGCGTCCGGTGAAGCGTTGCCACCGGCGCACGGCGACGTCGACATAGGCTGCATCGAGCTCGAGACCGTAGCAGACCCGGCCGCTCATCTCGGCGGCGATCAGGGTCGTGCCCGAGCCGAGAAACGGATCATAGACCGCCTCGCCGGGCCGGCTGTTGTTGGCGATCGGCCGGCGCATGCACTCGACCGGCTTCTGCGTGCCGTGCCCGGAGCTCTCCTCGCGCTGCCCATTGCCGAACGGATTGTTGTTGGGGATCTCCCACACGGTGGTCTGCTTGCGGCCGCCCTGCCAGCGGCTGGCTTTGCCGTCGCGCACCGCGTACCAGCAGGTTTCGTGCTTCCAGTGATAATCGCCGCGGCTCAACGTGAAATGCTGCTTCGCCCAGATTATTTGGCAGCGCAGCTGAAAGCCGGTGGCGGCGAGACCGCCGGCGACGACCTCGCCGCGTAGAGCGCCATACCACACATACGCGATGTCGCCGGGGAACAACTCATACGCTGCACGCCAATCGGCGCGATCGTCATTAAGCACCCGGCCTTGTGCCAGGTTGCCGCTATTCTGCTGCCGATCCGCTCGCCACGACGGGTCGTAGCCGACACCGTAAGGCGGATCGGTGACCATCATATGCGGCTGTGAGTCGATCAGCACTTGCGCGACATCGGCGGCGTTGGTGCTGTCGCCGCAGCCGATGCGGTGCTCTCCCATGACCCACACATCGCCGGGCCGGGTAACCGGCTGATCCGGCAATTTCGGAACGCTGTCAGGGTCGGTGCGGCCATTCGATCCCAGACTACCGAGAAACTTTTCGAGCTGATCCGATTCGAAGCCGATCAGCCCGAGGTCAAACTGGGCAAATCTTAATTCACTCAGTTCCTTGCTGAGCTGTTCGGGGTCCCAGCTCGCCCGCGCCGCCAATTGGTTGTCGGCCAAGCGATAGGCACGTTTCTCCTCCTCGCTCCAGCCGCGCGCCACAATGACCGGGATCGAGGTCAGCCCGAGCTTTGCCGCCGCCGCCGCTCGTGCGTGCCCCACTAAGAGAACCCCGTCTTCGTCGGCCAGCACCGGCATCGTCCAGCCCCATTTGCGGATCGAGCCGGCGATTTTGTCGAGGTCGGCGCTAGTGTGCAGCCGCGCATTGTGGGCGTACGGGGTCAAGCGCTCAATAGGCCAGCGTTCGACTCGGTCGGCCGGCCACGGATGGGCCAGTCCTGCCTCGGCGTGATTGGGTTGAATAGTCATATATACCCTCGAAAAGCAAAATGAACTCATATAAATTCAGTAATCACAAACGCATCTTCTTCTTCCCTAAGCTCGACAATCCCCAGGCTTCGTACGAGCGGCGACACGGCTAAAGCGCGGACGGCCTTGACTATGGCTAATCATTCTATAATCCTATCGCCCATCTGGAGAACTCTGCAGCCTAGCCTCAATCATGTGGTTGACGAACTGAACAGCCCTTTCGAGATCGATTGGAAGACAGCAAAACGGAACCGACCAGCTGTCGGCGGTTAAAGCTGGTCCAGCATGTGGCTTTCTGGTTGCTCTCGCGGTCGTGATCAAGAACGCGTCCCTTCCGACGTCCTCGCCCAAAGCCAAATCGGCCTGATCGTCCGGTTTTACGCGTGGCGGAAAGTGCAGTGCGAAGTCGCCGAAATCAAAGTCCTCCGGTGCCGTGCAGTAAGCCTCCGGATTGATCCGATGAGCCGTCAGCGTCAATTTCAGTCTTATCATCAGTTCTTCGACCGACCCGGCGCGGACATGCCGCAACAATGCTGCGGCAATCACGCCTTGCACCAGATTCCATTTCGAGTAAGCACGGTGGTTCCCTTGCCCGACACCGGCTGGCGCGCTAATGATCCCACGTTTGACGCACTCGCGGATTTCTCCGCGGCGAAGCGAGGTTACCATTTGCAGCTCGGCAAACGTGAATGCTTCTGCTTTCGATGTCACCGCAAGTTCCCTAACAAGGCAAAGCACCATACTATGATTTGATCCTTCCGTCAAGCTCCTTCAGCGGCCGCCTCTGCACGACTCACACGAATTTGAAACAATGCCCG